TTTTTCTTCCATGATAAAAAATTAGGTTACTTTTAGTTTACCCTGCTTCGAGGGCTGTGACTTTTGCGGATAATTCTTGTATTGCCTTCATCATATCCCAAAATAATTCATCTCTATTAACTCTTTTTATACCCCAATCATCAACTTGAACACACTCTGGTCTTACAGTTTCGATTTCTTGAGCAATTAAACCAGTTTGTATTCCTGTCTTATTTACTGCTATATCGGCAACATTCTTGTCAGCTAATGATGAATCTGTTATTTCTTCGGCAGTTCTATATTCAAAATTTCTAATTTTTACTTGATTAATAATATTCAAGCCTTTTGTATGATCTACAATATTTTTCTTAATCCTTTCATCAGAAGTCGTTGACCATGTTGAACTATTAGCAGAGTTAAAGCAACCATTATCACCTATTGCTCTAAATGTATCATCTTGTGCAACTGTGCCACCACCTTGACCTACTACAACTGCTCTTGCTCTAGAACCAGTATCTACGTCAGAATCTTGTCCAATAATTACATTATTGTTACCAGTAAATGAAGATCTATCACCAGCATTTCCTCCAATAAGTACATTATTATCGCCTGTACTCACATTATATCCAGCTTGTCTTCCAACAATTACATTACCTTCACCAGTAAATGCTGCTCCTTGTGCAGCATCGGTACCAACAAGTACATTTTGTTGAAAAGTTGTAGAGCCTGAGTTAGAACAAGCACCAGATCCTAGGATAACATTTTCTTGGCCTGTTGTTAAAGAAGGCGCACAATTTTGTCCAAAAGCATTGTTTTGAGAACCAGTTGTTTGTGAAGATAAAGCACTTTTTCCAACAGCAGTAGAATAACCACCTGTTGTTTGTGAAGTTAAAGCTTCATATCCAACCGCAGTGTTGTTTATCGAACTTGTATTTGCTTCTAACGCTTCTCTACCAATCGCTGTATTTGAATCACCAGTAGTATTAGCTGTTAATGCTTGGTATCCTACTGCGGTATTCTGATAACCAGTATCATTATTAGATTTTAAAGCTTGGTATCCAATAGCAACTGTGTTACCTACGTTTGGATCTTTGAGTGCTTCATAACCTATAGCTACGTTGCTACTACCTGATGTTACAGCGTTTGCAGCTTTAAAACCAATAGCTACGTTATTTTGACCTGTTGAACAAGATGTTAAGGCTTCTTGACCCATTGCTGTGTTGTAACTTCCAGTGCTATTACTGGTCATACATTGGTGTCCAACTGCTGTGTTAAAACCAGCTTCAGTTGTACTTTTTAAAGCTTCAAAACCTATAGCAGTATTTCTTCCTGATATTGTAAGCGTTGTTAAAGCCTGATAACCTACGGCAGTGTTTTGAAATCCAGTAGTGCTAGCATCTAAAGCATTAGAACCAACAGCTACGTTTGATGCTCCAGTGGTGTTTGATAGTAATGCCTCAAGTCCAACAGCAGTATTATTAGAAGCTGTAGTGTTATTTTGTAAAGCTGACTTTCCAACTCCTGTATTACCTGACCCTGTTGTGCTTGTAGTTAAAGCATTAGCACCTATGCCAGTGTTGTTATCTCCCGTAGTGTTTGCATCTAAAGAAGTTCTACCAACAGCAGTGTTTTGTGCTCCGCTTGTATTAGCATTTAATGCTTCATACCCAAACGCTGTATTATTATCTGCTGTGGTGTTTGCTCCTAAAGAGCTAAAACCAACAGCCGTATTGTTATCACCTGTAGTATTTGCATCTAAGGCACCAGAACCTACGGCTGTGTTAGCTAATCCTGTTGTATTTACTCCTAATGAATTTAAACCTATAGCCGTATTATGATTTGCTGTAGTGTTTGCGTCTAAGGCATAAGCACCAACGGCTGTGTTTGAATGTCCAGTTGTATTTGCTAATAATGCGTTATAACCAACCGCAGTATTGTTATTTGCAGTTAAGTTATTACCCAAAGCACTTACTCCTACTGCGGTATTTAACTGTCCAGTAGTGTTATTAAATAGAACATCTTTACCTACTCCAGTATTATTATCACCTGTAGTTGTTGACGTTAAAGCATTAGTACCAACTCCTGTATTACTTGCTCCCGAAGTTAAAGCATCTAATGTGTCCTTTCCTATAGCAGTATTATTCTGACCTGTAACGGCAGCATCTAAAGCACTTTCTCCGACAACAGTGTTACCAGTAGCAGAGTTAGTACCTTTACCAATATTTACACCATTAATTGTTCCGTTAGCAGTAAATGATGGCCCGCCAGCTAACGTAAATAGGTTTACATAAGCATTGTTAGCAGTGTTACGCAACTTCATTAAGTTATTATCAGAATCAGCAAACCAGGAAGTAGCAAATGTTGTGGTTGGGGGGTTTGTATGACCAGTACCTACAGGTGAATTATTTGTTGCTATTGCTTGTAAAACAGAATTTATATCAGCCCTGACGTTAGCTCCAGTGGAGTTATCTATAACATAATCGTGTTGAGCCATTACTTAATCCAATTTTTATCTAAGTATATCCTACTTTAAAATTAACTACCACGCCCAAACCCAGTGGCCGCATATTTGAAATTTCTATTAACATTATTTCCACTACTATCTTTTACATCAATATCAAAACCCGTTCCTGTTATAGATGATAGCGTAAAGAAATCTCCCTGCTGTGCATTTTCAATAGTTATCCCTATAGAAGGCAATACAGAGTTTGCTGGAACGAGAGTTCCTGCTTGACCTGTAAAGAAACTGTTTGTAAATGTAACTGATTTTGTTGACGTTCCAGATGCAATATGACCTCCTGTAGTAGCTCCTGCGTTACCGAGGCTTGTTTCTGTCCTGCTTTTTATTTCAGCAGTATAACCAAGTTGATCTACTTCAATACTCTGTGCAGGATCATCTGTACTCATTTCACACTTAAATTTAAATCCTCTAGCCACATAAACACCATTAACAAAAGGATTAAATTGAGAAAATTGAGCACTGAATGTACAGTTTCCACTTGTTGTTTTACTTATAGTGGCTGTTACTGTAAAAGTATTTGCATTTGGCACAGTTTCGATTTTATAAAAACCATCTAGTACATTATTTGCACCAGTTGTAAAATCTAAAACAACAAAAGAACCTACTGCATAACCATGAGATGATTTTGTGACAGTTATAGTTGTTCCGCTTTGAGCATAAGTAGCAGCTACAGTAGCATCAGGATCTCCTTGAGTAGTAGCAACCAATAATTTTGCATTTACATCAAATGCAGTAGCAGCATCAAAATCTGTCCATGTATCTATATTTGCAGTTCTTTTATCAATTAGATCATTAGGATAAAAACCTTGCGATACCATGTGTCTGCGTAAAGTTAAAGGCTGTATCCCTCCTAAATCTAAAGTATTTGCAAAATCATAAGAACCTCCTGTTTTATCTACATCACCCAAGAAATCTACATCAGCGATAGCATCAAAATCAGTAACATCATCTAAAAATGCTGTTGAACCGAGAACTAATCCATCTACCTCCTCAGAGAAAAAGCAGTCATCTTTAACACCTTGAAATGGAGGATTATCTAAATCTTCTCTATCTGTTAAAACTACAAGTTTAGGAAACACATCTGGTTCTGTCTGAAGCATTACAACAGAAGCATCTCCAGCACTTAGTCTTCCTCCATCGTCACGAAACTTGAGGAGATACGTTCCATTAACAATATTTGGAACAATCGTTTCGTTGATAGACCCTGGAAGTGCAGGGATTACGTCAACAGCATTAGTAAATGTTGCCCCACTTGTTAGGTTACTACTACGAACAACTACGTTTCCACCGTGAATAACATCAACATCTACAGATTTATCAAAACGTAATCGTACAAATTGATCTGAGATTGGTTCTATAAATAAATTTTGTACGTCACCTGGAACTGCTGTTTTTCCAATCGCATCAAAAGTTAAAGTAGCTGGATCTGCTGATGCTTCTAAAGCTGCGTTTATACTAAATACCCTAAATTCATATCTACCTTGACTTGCATCAAAGATTTCAAAATCAGTTCTATTTATGGTGGTAGTTGTAAAGTTTCCGTTATCTTTACGATATTGAACTCTATACTGACTAACACCTTGAACACCTTCAAAATCTAAGATAATTTTTACTTTTGCCTTTTCATCTTCTACATAGAATTGCTGTGAAGCAGTTAAGTTACCAGGAGCATCCTTAAGTTCATTAAGAATAGATACGTTTCTAACAGGCAAAGTTGATCCATCTTCAATAAAATCAAATTTTCCTGAGTTATATGCAGTACCAACAATCGCATAATTATCTTCAGATTCAGTTACACTTACAACTCTCCATGTCGTAGTTTGTAAAGTTGTATTCTGTAAAACCCAAATACTATTTGCATTTGGGGCAGAGGAAAAAGCAGATGAGACAGTTATTACTGCACCACTAATGCTATCAACACTTCTGCTCTCTACTGAACCATCAGAAAGAATAACGCTAAGTGTAGGACTATTAGTTGCATCTAAATCTGTATCTGCTGTATCATCTACAGTCACCGTTGTAGTTGTTGCTGATTTAATCCTTCCTCCTCGTCTTACCCCTGCCCTTACTGGATCGCTTACTTCAATAACTTGCCCTGGCCTAACAATAACTCCTCCTGCTAAACCCGTTGTAAAACTAATTGTTTCAGTAGAATTTTGCTCTTCAAACAACATAAATCTTCCTAATCTTGCTGCTTGACCTCTAGAATTACACGCAAAACCAGTTACCTTTTTATGTAAAGCTCCATATTTTGTTTTAGCTGTTGAATCCTCTACAGTTTCAAAATCTAATTCCTGATTTTCCATGTCAAAATATGACACAGAAATCATAGTGGATCTTGTTTTTAAACTTGTCCCAGAGTAAACAAAACCTTGTTCTGTTACATTGGATAAATTAAACAAATAACTAGGATCTGTAGGTCTATCTTGAGAAAGTGTAAGTGATCCTGCGTTCCAAAAAGTTATGGCCCTCATTACTGAAGTCAACGCATTTATAACTTCATAAGCATCTTGTCTTGTTTGCAGAATAGTATTGCAACTAAATCTAGGTTCTTGTCCTCCTAATCCATCATCTACTAATGTAGAACAATAGACAGAGGCACTATAAAAGGCAAACTTATCTAATTGAGATTCTGTTATATGATCTCCTAATCCATATCTAGTATTTGTTAAAAGATCAAACAATATCCAAGCTGGATCACTTGTCCAATGTGTTGTAGTAGTAAGCGTTCCATTAAAAGTACCTGAGTAAGTTATTCTTCCTGTTGTTGCGTCTACTGTTCCATTGTGAGGTATTTTTATCTTTACCCCACGAATTTTATACATTCGCCTTGGGACAGATGAGAATTGTTCAGAATCAAACCTTAAAGCGACATGAGCTACGTCAGGATAAGGTCTTTGCTCATCAATGATTTTAGTAAATGATGAAAAGAAAAATTCATCTCTTAACTTAGTAGGATCTTCAGCATTATCCGTTACTCTTTCAACAGTTATTGTTACAGGAAAAGTACTAGGAGTTCCAGTGTTAGCATCAAGCAGATTGATTCTATAATCTCTGGCATATGCAGATGAACTTCTTCCTTTTATGGTGTCATCTATTGGAGTGCTTGTCGTTCCATCGCCTTGGAGAATACTTATCTTTAGCCTTACTGATGTACCATTAACATCTCCATTTGATTCAAATTTTTGTAAGGAATTAAATCTGACAGTAACTCTTACGGCATCTACATTTGAATCGGTTATTTGTCTTGATACAGGTGTTCCTTTTTCTACCTTTACTCCTACATTTGTTTCTGTCTCAATATCTGAAATTCCAGAAATAAAAGTTTGATTGCTAGTGCCAAATCGAGGCTCAAATCCTACATTACGAAAGTTAAAATCTGTGTCTTGAAGATCAGTTACATCAGCATTAGCTCTTAATACTGGAGTTTTTCCTAAAAAAACATCTTTTAATGCTGCATTATTGTAATTAGCTGTTCCTTTAGTAAATCCTGCTGCTGATGGAAAACCCTCTATTTCACCTTCGCTCAGAACATCAACAATAGTAGCAAATTGTTTACTACTTAAAACATCTTTAGGTAAGTTTGGATTTTGGATTCCAAACGTTTCAAATATGGCGTTAGGGTTACTAGATGATGCGGTTCCCATTATGCTGTACCTTCTATCTGTACTGTATCAATTCCTGCTGATACTACTAGCGATCCAGCAAAAATTTCTCCATAAATTATAGGAATTGCTGTTCCTGCCCTTGATGTATTCTGTACTCCACTAAACGAAAAGTTTTGAGCTTGTGGATCGTCTGATATTCCAGGAGGTTTGGGAACTGGAGTAAGCATCTCTGCTGCACCTGACAATGCCAGATAAATACCAAAGTTTCCTGCTGCTGCTGCTAAACTAGCACCTAATCCTGCTGATGTCGCTGTAAATCCAAGTCCAGCACCACCAAAAAAACCTGATCCAGCAGCAAATGTACCAAAACCACCAGTAAGTCCTACTGCTGCTACAATTGCTACTCCTGTTACGATTCTACCAAAACCTTTAAAAAGTTTTCTTGCACCTACTGCTACAGGAACAATTTTTATTTCCTGTTGGCCTAAAGGATCGAGTAAATCATTTTCATCAATATCAGTATTTCCTACTTTCACTTGATAAATCTGTTCCATCATATGACGTTCTAAATGAGGAAAATTCGCCAATAAAAATTTAAATACATCAACAGGTGTTTTAACTTCAGCTTCAAAAGTACGTTCCCCCAAAAAACGAGCTAATCTCCCATAAACTTTTACTTTATTGAGCATAGCGATACCTCTTCTCTGTACATTCTATATACTTTTGGTCATAAGTTTCTCTACAACTAAGTCTTTTTGCACAATGATGAAGGATAGTTTGATCACCAATATATAAAGCAGCATGATCTAAAGTTCCTGATACTGTATTCATAATTAAAACATCTCCTACTTCTGTCTCAACATTATCATCTATTTCTGTAAAACCCAATTTAGGCAAAGCATACTCAAATAATGGATTTTTACTAAATTCTTGAGGGCTTTTTGGTCTTTTCCAATGTTTAATTTCTATATTTTTCTTTTCTTTATACCAATCGGTGATTAAACTCCAACAATCTTGTATATCCCATACCCATTCTCTACCTATTAATCCTTTTTTATAGCCAGAAGGTTCAAAATAATTCCATTGTTCTGGTTCTGGAGTAACTATATAAAAAGGTAAGTCTAAATATTCGCAACTTGCAAGATCAGCTTGGCTAGCAATAGGAGGGTGATTTGGATGACTATGAAAAACAGCAACTATTTCTCCAGCATCTTCAGCTTTTACCCAATCATCAGGATCAATAACAAACTGATCTTCTAAATCTTCAGCAAGATTTTTACAGGGAAAATATTTTTCTTTACCTTTATAAACAGCTAAAAGACCACAAGCTTCATGCGGTGAATCTTCTTTTGCGTGTTTGAGTGCAATATCTTTCCAACTCATCCTACAAACGTACCAATACCAGGAAACAATGCTCTAGTTGCTATTCTTTTCGGTAATTTTACGTTAACTAAATCAAGTGCTGAGATAGCTTCCCATTGAACAAGATCTCTATTTTCAGTTATTTTTCTATCTAAAAAGTAAATTTCTTGAGGAAATTCTGCATTTGGATCAGGTGTTCCATAAGGATTAGTATTCCCTTCAAAATTCACAGCATCTAAAAATTTAGCTAATGTTCTAATCCTTACTAACTTTGTTCCGTTTAAATCGTTACCGACAGTTGTTTGGTTAGCAGATTGTAAAAGTGCAGTAATCGTTCCAAAAATATTACTTACGGAAATTGTAGGTCTAGGTAAAGTACCTGTAGAGCCAAAGTCAAATCCTTCGCATTGGATAGGAAACTTTTCATAAGTGTTGCCAGCCCATACAATATCATCATTTGTTTTCATATTTGAACCATTATGAAAACGATAAACAGTTGATGAACCATGTAATGTCGAATCTAACGTCAACGTAAACAATTCAATAATTGCCCCAGGATTTATTGATTGTAAAGATGAAACTGGTACTGCCATTAGGGTTCAAATACTTGTTCAAAACTTGCTGTAATTCTGTTTCTCTGAAACTCAAACATTTCTCTATTAAAACTTCTACATATCCACTGATAGCTTGCAGTTTCGTCAGGTGGCGACCAAGTAAATGATGCTCCATCTTTTCCTCTTGCTTCTAAAAATGTTTCAATTTCATCCGCATCCTCATCATCTACATTAAAAATAAGACTCCAAACTTTTGGATCTTGGTTTAATCCAAATGAAGTACGCTGCTGATAGCCGTCACCAAACTGGGTAACTCTTAATTTTGGCTGACTACGCTTTGTAGCAGAATATGATGGATTGTAACTAGGAAAAGTAGCCATTAACGAATACTAGAAAGAAGTCCTCCAGGTCTTTGTTGTCTGACAAGTTCACTTTGAACTGCGATAGATATAAGTCCACCAAGTTCTTTTGCTCCAGCTTCATCACCTTGAACATCTGAACCTGATGCGTCTACATTAACAACAACACTTGTATTATTGCCACCCATAAGTTTATGGTTTGGTGTTATAGCACCTGATCGACCAGGAGTAAATAATTCTGGACCTTTTTCTCCTACAATAAACGATCTTCCACTTCTAACTGGCCCACCATTAGCCTTAAATATGCCAGCAATCGCACCAAATATTCCACCACCTTTACCTTTTGTAAATTCTCCAGCAGCACTACCAAACAATGCTTGATTTAACGCTAAATCTAAGAATCTATCAGCAACATTATTTAACAGATCACCAAGAGTAGAAGTGCCTTTAATAAGTCCTTTTATTCCTTCTTTAATATCATTTCTTATAGTTTCATTTAACCTTTGAAATGCTTCAGTAACTTTATCAGTTTCATTTGCTGTTTTCTTTGTTAAATCAAGTCCTTTTTCTCTATTAATATTATGTTCTTGTAATTGTTTTGTAATTTCATCATATTTATTCTGTAATTCTCTTTGTAAATCTTTATCATTAGTTTCTATAATTGCTTTTTCAAAAGCTGCTTTAGTTTGTTTTTGTTTTTCAGCTAATATTTTTTCTTCTGCATCAAAAATTTGTTCAACTTCAGCTAATGATGTTGCAAGTTCTTTATTAATTCCAGTTTTCATTATTTCTGCAACTCTATTATTAAGAGCAAGTTCTTTTTCTTTTTCAAGTAGTAAGTTAGAAGATTTCTCTGTCATTTGACCAACTTCTGTTGAAACTTTTTGTTGAATAGCAAAAATTCTTTCTTCAAGTTTTATTTGATCTAATAAATTTTTCTTTCTTGCACCTTCACCACCTTGTCCTCTTAATTGTTCAACAGATTCTCTTCTCTCAACTAAACTTTGTGCTGTTGTATCACCTATAGCTGCTGCACCAGCTACTATTCTTGTCGCTTCTCTTTCCTGTAAAGCATCTTGCAAACCTGTAAGTCTCATAACAAAATTTGCAACACCAGCAGCAAAAGCTTGTAATTTTGTTAAAGCTATACCAAATTGTTGTCCTAATAATCTTGTATTTTCTCCAAAATTCTTAAGTTTATCAACACCATCTTGAGTAATTGTCGCAGCCATAATTTTCATTGCTGCATTAAAAGCTGCTGTTTTTCCTTGTGTTTCTTCAATAAGTTTTAATTGTGCTTCTTGAACAGATCCTTGCAATCCTAATGCTGTAGTTACTGCCGTAACATCTTGAACAAGTGGACTTAAAGCTTGTCCTAATTTACTAGTACTATCTAAGAAGGTTTGAATTTGTTGAACAACTGCTGTAGCTGCAATACCTCCTGCAAAACCACCCATACCACCAAACATTCCACCGATACCACCACCTAAAGCACCTGCGGCTGCTCCTATTGGCCCTTGACCGAATAACAAGGGAAAAGCACCACTTATTAATGCACTTTCAACATCAAAACCTTGAGTTGGGCCAAATCTTCGCATTAAATTAGCACCAGTATTTTGACTAGATCCTGCTGGCCCTTGCAATAATCTTCCGCTTTTACTGAAATTTAAAGCTGAACTTGGAGCAAATTTCGCTTGTTTAGCAATTTCTGTTGTGCTCAATTTTTGTTTTGCTAATAATTTTTCAGCAATAACTAATTCTCTATTTGCAATATCTAATGAACCCTTTTTAGCTTTATTTTCTGCCCTTGTTAAACGACCTTTTATCGCTGAAACTTTTCTATCTTTTTCATTTAAACCAACTAATTGATTTCTTATTCTTAATGATTTAGTTTCTATTTTACTAACTTGATTTCTAACTTTTTGTGTTTGAGCTAAATCATCTTTTCCCCCTTTACCTCCAGCAACTTTATTAATCTTATTTACCTTACTATCAATAGAATTTAATTTATTTAATAAATCATTTACAGCCTTAAGACCTTTTACATCTATTTCTATACTTGCCTTTGTTCTTGGGGCCACAACAAAACAATAAAAGGTTACTTTATTCTAGCTTATCTCCTCCTTTTTGCTTTTTCAAATGCTTTTTCCTGTTCTTCATTTAAAATATCAAAATATGCACTCCAACCTACAAGTTCTTCCATTGTCATATCTCTTACCTCCACAAGACTCTTACCTAATTCCTTCGCCACACCAAACTGTAACATCATAAGATTATCTCTCTTCAGTTGGTCAGCTAGCTCTTTGGGTCAGGTATTTCCTCTTCTGAATTGATAACAGCAAGCATTAAGCTTTGTAAATCACTATCTTTTACTTCATTTTTTAATACATCAATTTCTCCTGCATTAAAAAGCTTTCTACCATTTTCATCTTGTGCCTTAGAAAGTAATAATTGCAAAGCAAAAGCATTTGCATCATCACTTTTAGCTTGTCTTTGTGCTCTTTCTCTTTCTGCCATTGTTAATGGACTTACATACATTTCAAAAATAGAACCATCAGATAATTCAACTTCTTTTTTCTTTGGTTCAAGATTTGCAGCTTTTCTAAGCCTATCTAGTGCAGATAAATTACTTACCATAAAAATAAAATAGTATACTATTATTCTAATGCAAAACATAAAAAAACCCCAGATAAACTGAGGTTCGTTAACTTATGCTAATTTAACTAAGCTGTTTTAGATAAATCAAATGTAGGAGCAGCACTTGGTCTAAAGGCTATTTCTACAACCTGTCCGTCATCTGGGTTCACGTTGAAACTTGCAGAAGTAAGAATAATATCTGCCAAAATTGATCTACTTGCGTTTTGATCTACGTTTGCACCACTCATTTGACGATCAATATACAATCTTACCTTTGCACCAGCTTGTTGACGTTGGATAACGTCTTCAACCATTCTACTAGATAAAAGTGTGTCATCATCTGTTGAGTAAACACTAGCAGAACCACTACCATCAGCAAAACCTGAGATGAAAGTTCTAAATGGTGCTGTTTGAGTAACAGTTTGACCAATACTTGTTACATCAATTTCTGCTCTGGTTATCTCAAAACTCCACTCTCTTACAGATCCAACCACTAATGGTGCTGTAAATGTAATGCTTGCAAATGTACCAGCTACAAAAGTAGGAGATGCTGAAGCTGTTACTGCTGCTCCTCCTGCTGTTGAGGAGACTGTCATAACACCAGTTGAAGCATCATAAGTTTTTACAAAATAATCTGCTGCTGGAATACAGTTAGTTACTGTAGATCCTGATGGATATGCAAGTGTTACTGTGTCATTTACTCTGTAACCTAACTGTGTCCCAACAGTAATGTTTCCTCCCGATGAAGGAAAAGCTGCTGCTGTAAGAGTTGTTACGCTTGTACCAGCAGGAGAATAATATAACGCTCCCGAAGTACCCGATAGAACTGTAGCCATGATTAATAATTCTAAGGTT